TTAATTATTGTTGACTTTCTGGTATACACAACACCCAAGCCAACGCCACTTTTTGTTCACGGCGAATACTGGCATAGTGGCAGATTTCGAGCGGAATCAGAATTTCAACAAGCCGCTCTCAACCAAAGGATGAGAGGAACTTGGGCAGAGGCTGTCATCATTTGGGAACACCAGTGCGAAACAGTTGAGGATGCCATCAATGCACTAAAAAACTTATTGTGAGGAATAAATGACAGACTTATTATTTAAGAAATTATCCGAGATGGGTGAATATTCAACCGTTCCAAAATCCGAAGACAAGCTTTGGTTTTGGGTGGTTGACCCGACAGAGGCTGACCCAGCAAATCGCAATAAGTTTGCTGACTTTTACAAGATTATCACAGACATTGAAACCTACCAACTTAAGGATGGCTGTATAACATCCGAAAAGATTGCTGGTGGCGCAATCACTAATCCTAAATTAGCTGAAGATTCGGTTGATAGTTCCAATATTAAAGCTGGTGCAATCAATACAACCCATTTAGCAACGAACTTTTTGTTGCCTTTTACAAAGATGGATGGACTTAATACAGATCCCAATGCCGATCGCTTGGTTTTCTTTGATGATAGCGCTGGGAAATTGCAATACTTGACAGTAGGATATGGGCTTAATTTATCTGGCACAAACTTATCAGTAACATTGCCTGCGGCAACGGATTGGGCTGTAGACCAGCAAGGGCTAATTTATATCCACGGAAACAACTTGCCGTTAGATGCATCCACTTGGTTGACCGCTGGTTCTGGCATTACTATTTCTGGGCGTGTAATTTCTGCGGGTCTTTCAGGCGATTTAATTGCTGACAATGCTGTTACCGACGCAAAGCTCCGAGATAGTTCAGCGTATTCGGTTATTGGGAGGTCATCCAATACCGCAGGAGATCCAGCCGATATTATTGCCTCAAGTGATGGCTATGTGCTAAGGCGTTCTGGAACGACTCTTGGATTTGGAACATTGGGTTCAGCGAGTTTAGCTGATGGTGCTGTTACCGCAGGAAAGATTGCCGCAGGCGGGGTGAGTGCCACTAATCAAATTGCGGATGGAATTATCACACCAGAAAAACTCATTAACCAACCCACAATTATTAATGTGCGTGTATTTGATGAGAAGACATTGGTATCTGGCGGAACAGGAAAAGCTCAAATCTTTGTTCCTTACGATGTAGATGGCGCTGTGCTTTCCAAAGTGGATATTGGAGTAGTTACCCCATCTACCAGCGGAGCAATCAGTGTCCAGATTTACCGCCTCGATACCAGCACGAACCTGCTTTCAACCTCCGCCTCTCTGGCAGCCAATAACTATAATACGGCTGCAAGCGGAACAAGAGGGACTGGTTCCACTACTGTTACAAAAGGACAACGCCTGCGTATAGATGTTACTTATGCGGGTAGTACTGCAAAGGGATTAGATGTTCAGTTGGTGTTTGTAAAATGAGAGTGATTACTGTAGAAAGTCCGCAAGGTCATTACGAAGTCCCATTAGGAACACGCATACTTTGGGACACGGCTACCCCGCCAACTAATTGGCAGTTCGATACTGACCTTACCAGCGTATTTGTTATGGGAGCAGATGAGCCAGACTTAACTGCTCGTGGCGCTATTAATCATACGCATACTACTCCTGGCTTGGCAAGCGCTGGAGCACACACAGACCACCCTGTAATTGTAAGTGGCGTAAGCACGGCAGAGGTGGTCATAAATGTAAATACTGGGGGTTATAACTGTGTTGGCGGTCATTCTCATTCTGGAACAGGAACTTGCGATTCTGCTGGGGCGCACGCACATACCACGCCCAATACTGGAACAGGCAGTAACTATCCCCCGTTTCGCAAGTTAAGATGGATTTATTCCAATACCTCTACGGTTGTTCCTGTCGGTGGAATTGTTATGCACAGCGTAAGCACTACTGCGCTTGGCTCAGGCTGGCAAGTTTGCGATGGCACAAACGGCACTTATGATATGCGTGGTTACTTCCCGATTCATACTGCTACCGACGCAGAAATGGGTCAAACGGGCGGCTTCTCATCTCACGCCCACGCCGTTGGGACTTCTGGAGCTGCCAGCGAAAACCATTCTCATCATATTAATATTGGGTTAAGCACAGCTGGTGGAGCAAACAATAGTGATTATCAGGCTGATGGCATTACTGTGCAAGGCTCTCACTCTCATTCTGCGGGCGAAGATTCACCTTCTGCTGGGGCGCACACACATTCAATGAATAACACTGGAAGCACAGACTCTCTTCCGCCTTATATTCAACTTTATTTCATTAAGAGGATTGCATAATGGACGTACCTTCTGGAACTGTAGTTTTATGGATGGGTTCAGCAGAATCTATTCCTACGGGCTGGGCTAAATATTCTGCGACCGTTGGACGTTTTATTCGAGGCGTTCCTGCTGGACAATCGGTTGGTGCAACGGGCGGAAATGCATCCACTCACGTTCACACAATGGGGACAGCTCTTACGGGTGGGAGTCATACTCACGGCGAGAAGTCATTTACCAGTACTTCAGGCGGAAATCTTGTTTCGAGGCGTGTCGCACAAGCAGTCCCCGCTTCTGCCAGTCATACGCATACAGGCAAAGTCTCTCTTGGTTCTGGCGGAGCACACGTTCACAACCCAGCCTCTGCTAATACTGGCGCTCCAATTGGAGAAACTAACCCTCCTTACGTTAAGGGAATTTACATTATAAAGACTTAGTATAGCATAGGAGGTAAATATGCCACTCAAAAAAGGAACATCGCAAAAAACAATCAGCAGCAATATCAGCACGTTACGTCACGAAGGCTATCAACAAAAGCAGGCAATAGCGATTGCTCTGCAAAAAGCTGGTAAAATTAAAAAGAAATCAAAAAAGAAGAGGTGAAATATGGACTTTGATGCTATTGTTGCAGGACTACCACTTGTGTTAGTGGTCATCGGACTGGTCGAATGGTTCAAACAATTAGGCGTGCAGGGTAACGCCTTACGCTATGTCAGTATGGCTATTGGACTGGTCATTGGCATTGCCTACCAAATCAGCTTGGGCTTACCAGCTGACTTCGCAGGCTGGTTCGCAGCTTGTATCTACGGCTTAGGGCTTGGCTTGGTAGCCTCAGGCATCTACGATGCAGCTGCTGATATCGTCAAGAAAGTCGTAAAATAATGGGCAGCTCCTCGACGCACAGCGTTACCAATACACAGCTCCAGATACAGCTGGTAGGTATTGCTGGGCGTCTGGAGCGCATCGAATCGGATATTGGGGAAATCAAGGACAAATTAATGAGCAATGATACACGGGTTGGGGCAATAGAGCAGGCACAGGCGGGAGTGCATCCTATTCTGGATGCACGCTTGGATGCATTAGAGAAGCGCACCAATAAGCACGATGACCAAATTTCAGAGCTCACTAAGAATGTTGAGAGCCTGCGGCAAACTGTGAAAACAGTAACTTGGGTGTGTGGAATTGCGGGCGGGGCGATCATTACTTGGCTGATAGCGCAGCTATTGGCTTTGATTTAATCGGAGGGTAAATGGCATTATCAGATTATGCATTTGGAATAGACATCTCGCACCACAACGGGCTGGTGAACTTTGATGTGGTCAAAGCGCACTCGCCTAAGGTGGTGTTCATTGCTGGCAAAGCAGCTGATAGTGATAAGCTGGATGGATATGATAGCACAGACTTTGGGAGACCTGTATTTTTAGCAGCGCCGAAAACCTCAACCTCGTGGGATGGGGATGCCCGCAGCACAACTTCGGCTACTAAAATTGACACTTCTGCTGTTTTTGGTATACCAGACGGAGTTAAAGCGCTTATTGTTAGGGTATTAGCCAGAGATTCCGCATCGTTCCCGAACACTTCTACTTACTTTCAAATTGGTCCAGCTTCATCTGCTAATAATCAAATCAGACTTTACCCAGTTGGTGGGGATATTATGGCTACTGTTACAGGGATTTGTAATTGCGATGCAAATGGGGATATTTATTATAGCCTTGCGTCAAGTGGGACAGGAACTATGGATTGCTGGATTGAGATATGGGGCTATTGGTTGTGATAAAATTAATAAGAGGTGAATTATGAGTGAGTTTCCTTTAGGCGTGGATATATCGGCTTACCAGTTCAGCTCGGACGGCAAGCGCAAGCCAAACTTTGACGTCATAAACGCA